ATTTAATCAGTTTAAAGCTGGCATAACAGTAAACGAAATTAATCAAAAATTATTATCGATGAAATGGGAAATAAAATACAACAAAGAAAGGGTCATCGTAAATGGCAATACAATTGAGGAAGCGATAAAGGAATTTAAAAAGTTAGGAATACACGTCGAAAGCAAAGAGATAAGCATTAGTAGTTTTGGAAATCGTTCATAATTTAGGTTGTTTGTCCCGTATCTCATTGGTACGGGATTTTTTTTGCATTTATTTTTGTAAATATTTTTTTATTTAAATAATTATAATTAAATTTACATAATAAAACAACCAATTATGAAAGTTAACGAAGTAAAAGTCCAGTATTCTAAAAAAATAGTTGGCAATGTATCAGATAGTCACAGCGCTGTCAATTACTGTAAAAGTATTCCAGAATTTGAAAATCGAATGGAATATCAGGAAGTTTTTGCTGCTATATATATAGATAATGGCAACAACATTCTTTGTCATCAAATTATAGGAATTGGAGCAATATCAGCAGCAATGGCAGATATTAGAATAATAATGTCAACGGCTTTAAAGACATTATCAACTAAAATAATATTATGTCACAATCATCCATCAGGAGGTTTAAAACCTTCAGATGCTGATATTAAACTTACAAAAGAAATAAAAAATGCTGCTTTATTTTTTCAAATATCAGTTATTGACCATATTATTTTAACAAAAGAATCTTATTATTCTTTTGCTGACAACTGTATTTTATAATCACAAAAAACAACCAAAATGGAAAAGACAATTTATTCAGTTATGTACTTTGGCAATGCCAAAAGGTATCAAGATTTATGCGAAGAAGTAGCTGCTTACTCTAAGCGCCACGCAGTTGAAAAGGTTTATGCAAAAATGCGTAACGAAGATTATTTCCCAGATGATTTTTTTCTATGGGGAGGACTTGTTAAGGATTGTGACGGCAACGTGATTGCAGATGCCAACGACGAAACGATTGAGTACGATGGAGGATATTTTTACGCTGAACCAGTAATGCAATAATCATGAAAAAGGCAATTATAGAAACATACGTTAAACAAAACAATCGCCTTCCCTTCCAGATAGCTGGAGGGGTTGGTATTGCCTTTTTACTTGGACTTTTTTACAGTCCTATTCCTGTTCAATATCAATCAACCAGTTTTGTTCCTATCATCCAAAAAGAAACATTATACGTCCATAAAATAACGGCTTTAAATCTACCTGTAAAATCTGAGGTTGATGAAAGCGCCTACGGGTCACGTTCCTACGGGTACGAGGTGCGCAAGTTATCAGGTGAACAGTTAAGGCAAACATTAGAAGGTAGAGGCTTTCGTAACCTTGCAAAAGTTGATCGGACAAAACTTCGCAGAATATACCTTGCTTACTGCTATGAGTCAATGTTGATGAATGTACACCATTTAACCGACTTTCCAGTATCAATGATTTATTCGTTTTTTATTATTGAGGCAACCAGTCAGGGGATAGAAACAGAATTGTGGCGCAAACATGCAAACGCTGGAGGGGTTAAGGCATTAAAAGGAAAACAATCCGTAACCTATAAAACACGAGAAGTTATCAGGGGAAGAAACAAGTTTATCAGGGCTAAATTTATGAAAGCAGAATCAACCGAAGAAGGTATGAACCTTTGGGCTCAGGTTCTTAATTCTGGGCGATACTTTGAATGTAAAAAAGCCAATTATAAGTTAAAAGGAAAAAGGCTTTATGAATCAATCTGCAAATGTATCTATGAAAATGGTTATCATACCGACCGAGATTACAAGTTCCGTGCTTCATTGATGGCTGAATACTGGCAAATCAAACGGGATAATTTCCCTTTGAAAAAAGAATACAATGTTTTTTAACTTTTTTTAAAAATAATGTTGTAAATATTTTTTTGTTTAAATATTTATTTATATATTTACATATCGAAACAAACAAAACGATATTTCATCACTTAAAAAACAAACAATCATGACAACTTTAGAAACAAAAAAAATTAAACAAGTAAACAGGTACAATGTAGTTGACAGTAGAGGTAGAAACACAGAAATTTATTATGTTGCTTCTAATATTAAAGATGCTGCAAAAATGTTTAAAAATGACACAGAAAACTTTAGAAAGTTTTATTACGGTAAATTAGTAAGGGGATATAATGGAGGCGTAAGAGGTTAATAATCACCTTATAGGGCAGCGCCCCCCAGCTGCCCTACTTTTTTCAACCACTAAAAAACAAAAAACAAATGGAAAAGAATTTCACCAACACCCAGTTCAAATGGACTTTTGAAAGCATTAGCGATAACATTCCAACAATCATGCTTTTGACAATTATCTTAACCTATGGGGTTAATGCTTTTTTAACCGCCATCTTTTTACCGATTGATTTCTGGATAGCAATCATAGCTTCAACCATTTTACAACTCGGACGCTTTGCAGTCGTTTTCATGGACTTTCTGAACCCTACTAAGGGAAGAAGCCCTTACCCACCTAAAATAGCGTTAGGCGCAACAGTAATAGCCTTAATCGAAGTTTTCTTTGGGTTAATGGAAAAGTATTCTGGAAGCGAATTTATTACAATGTTCTTTTTTGTTGGAACAATCGTTTGTTTTGGATATTTACTTGAAATAAACTTTGTAAATAAAGGAGTTGAGGCATACGGTTTGGAAGAACCAAAAGTTATAAAAAGACGCAAAAGAAGGGTAGTTGCAAAAAAAGTCACGGAAGATTCACCTAAAGAAAGTAAGGGTTATGTAACTTCGTTTAAAACAATCACACTTTGAGGACATACATAGGAGTTGACCCAGCAATAAGAATAAACGGAATGGCGGCTTGTTTTATTCACCCAAACAAAGAGGTAAGATTCACGAAATATAAAAGGTTCGTGGATTTTATCCTCGATGTCCCTAAATGGTCAGAATTTAACCCCATTGTACTGGTGGAAGATAGTAGCCTCCAGAATGTAACTTTTAACTCTTCCATTAACCGCGCTATCCTTTCCAGAATGTCTCGAAATGTAGGCATGAATCAAGCCGCTTCCCGTATTGCCTATGAATGGATTAAAGAAAATAGCTACGAAGCTTATAATATTTCCCCTGAGCAAAAGGGCAAAAAATGGGGAAAGGAAATATTTTTAAAAATCTTCCAAAGCGAAGGTTACAAGTTTGAACCAAATTTTAAACCAGCTAAAATAAGTCAAGACGAAATCGATTGTTTTACTCTTGCTTTGATAGCTAAAAATTACCAAAGACATGAAAAAAAATAACGAAATGATTGACGGAATCGATTTAGAAACTTGGAAAGAAATTGAAATGATTGCTCAAACCTATCCAAAGCCAATAAAATTTTCAGATAATATAAATAGTAAAATTGCGTTACTAAAATTTTATCTTGAGCCTTTACTTCCAGACTTAAACCCTCCAATAATGGCAATGGATAAAGGTCGAATGCTTACAATTGCTTATCGGTTGTATAAAGCCTCAGACGGGGACACGGTCACAAATTTATCATTAAGGATTATAAATCAAATTATAAATTAAGAAATAGGTTACGTTTGTTAATTAGTGGTGAAATAGAGGGTTGGCAGTTGCGTCAACCCTTTCCATTTTAAAACGTAATCCCTTGTGTCTTTGCATAATCAACTACCGCCCGTGCATGACAAAGCGCCAATGTATTCTGAAAGACTGGGTCGAACATCATTAACGCGTCTTTGTAATTAGTAAAGAAACCGTTTTCAGATAAAGCCGCTGGCATATTGGTTTGACTCAGGACAAAGAAATTTTCCTCTTTGTCAGGGTCATTGTCAATAGTATCGCTTCGAAACAACCATTTAGGAAAAGCCTCTTGTACCTCATTAAAAAGGAAGGTGGCGTAAATATCCGACTTTGTTTGTCCCTTTGATGTGAACACCTCAAAACCCCTTGCCGTTGGCGATGCTGCGTTGCCGTGAATGCTTAGGTATAAAGAAGCCTCATAATTTTGGGCGTTTATATTTGCCTTTGCTACGCGCTTGGTAAGGCTAATATCAATTACAGGGTCGTAAACATTAATAACTGAAAAGCCCCAGTCTTTTAAATACTGCTCAATCTTTGCAGCCACTTCACGATTAAACACGCCTTCAAAAAACCATCCGTAACCGTGGAACTTTGAGTTATTATGCTGGAAGCATTTAGACGGGTAGGTCGTATAATTGTAAGGTAATTTCTTTTTTTCATCAATGCCTCCATGACCAGCGTCGAGAAAAACACAAAATTTATTTGCTTTCATATTTATATATTTTTAAGGGCGATGTAAGTCAATACACCGCCCTCGGCTGCCTAAGGTAGCGATTCTTCTGCGCCTATAATTTAAAACCAATCAGTGCAAAAGCTGCACCAACGATTGATAACTTTGCTGGAAGTTTTACTTCAATTTCTTTTCCTGCACATTCGCGGCTTGTCTCCTTGATTTTATCCCAAATGATTTGAGCCAACTGGATATATTCACGCCAAGTAAATTTTACTTTGTTGCCCTCAAGATGAACATTAATTTCACTTGCAAGTTCCGCTATGTTCATAGAATAACAAGCAATGTCACCTATGGGACTTTTGATTGTGTCTGCTGATTTTAAAACCTCTTTTAAATTAGTCTGCATATTATTTGTTTTTAACGTTTAAAAAATTTTGATATTAATGTCCCTAATTCAACACCAGTTATTCGCTTGATGTTTTCCGCAACGCTAAATAACTCTGTTGCAGATATCATCATTGCTACCATGTAAGTAATGGGGAAAGGAATTGAAAAGGTATTTTTTGCACCTTCAAAAATTAGTATGGCTACAAAATAAACTACAATTTTTTCTGTTGTTCGATATAATCCTTTGCTACTTATCTTTTGCCCTTCCTTTTTAGCCGCTTTGATTCCCGTCAATGTGTCTGCAAAAACAACAAAAATTGTAAAAATTAGAAATCCTTTAATTGGAATCAGGAACGAGGCAATGAAGCCGCAACAAATACTAAAAGAAATAAATTCCCAAGATTGTTGTAATAATTTTAGTATAATTGATTTCATATTATTTAGTTTCTTTGTATTATATGCCAATTTGTTCCGTCGCATACTAATGTACACCATTGAGGCGTTACATTTCCAGCACTTAAAATAGGTGTTGAAGGTGAGCCACCATTTAAAGGAATTACATTAGATGCGTTACTTACAACAGTTCCACTTGCAAGGTTTTTTATCATATAAGTATTTCCAGATGTTAACGATGTTGTTAAATCTAAGGTTGTGGTTGAAAAACCGCCTGAATTAACAATAAATACTCTATTAGTTGTAACTGCTACGCCTGCACCAGCATTTGTTGCAATAAAAAGATAATCTACTTTTAAGTTAGTTCGTGCATTTGATTCCGATGTTGCATTTGTTCCACCATTTGCAATAGGTAAAGCCGTACCACTATATGTTAAGTCTAAATTTCCAGTTGTTGTAATTGGTGAATTTGAAACAGTAAATAAAGAAGGTGCGGTTATTCCTACACTTGTAACACCAGTATTAGTTAAATTATCGTTTGTTAAATTTAATCCAGAACCGACCGTTATTTGACCAACCGCTCCACCAACTGAATTTAAACCAAGTAATCTATTTGTCCCACTTGTGGTTGATGTTAAGGTTAAACCTCCAGATGTTATTGATGCTGAAAAGGTTTTAACACCGTTTATAGTTTCATTACCTGATAACCCTACTTTTATATTTATCCTATTACTTAGGCTTACTGTATCTGCCCCTACTAATGTACCAATTGGAATTGTTTGACTACTTAATAATCCCGTAGAACTTGCCGTAACCATGCGAGTGCCAGAGCCTGCAAGGTTTGACAATGTTGTTGCGCCTGTTACACCGAAAGTGCCATTAACATCAAGTTTATATAATGGGTTTAAATTACTTATGCCTAACCTTCCACCATCTTGATTTGCAACAACTGATATAGTAGTATCAAGATATTGCCCTAACTGTCCACCGCTGAAATTTTTAGCGGTCATTAAATATATGTCTGAGGTTCTAACATTATTTGGAAATGTAGATGTACCTGGTCTATCTGTAAATGTAATTTGAGCAGTTTGATTTCCTTTATTATTATCTCTTTTTGCAAAATAATTTAAAATATTATAATAAAAAGTAGATGATGAACCATCGTTACTATCTTCCTGTCTATTTATTGTTCCGCTCATTGTTCCACCTGTCAACGGCAGATAACTTGTATTGTCATAAGAAATTGTTGTTCCCGTTGCTTTTACAAAACCAGTACCATTTAGCTTTAATTGAAATGTTGACGCCGCAACCCCTGACCTTAAATAATTTGTAAGCATTGAAGCCGTATCCAAAAGGTTTAATTTAGTCGCAAATCTTGTATTTAAATTAAGCAAAGACGTATCAGCCTTTCTTAAATATTTTGATAACATTAATGTAGTGTCAGATATGTTTAGTTTTAAGTTTATTCTACTGCTTAAAGATGTTGTGTCTGTATTATTATTTATTATTATCGTATCAGCATTATTAAATTTCCATCCTCCTTTAGTCTTAATGTAACTAAATAAAACATTGTTAATAGTATCAAATAGATGGTAGGCATTATTTATAGTAGAAGGTTTTAAAGCCGTTGTATCGCTTGCACGACCTCTAAACGTTAAACCATCGCCGCTGGTCTGGTAACCAAGTCTTTGTTTGTTAGAATTTGCTGGGTATTGAGCAAAAAGGCAAACTGAGAGGAATAAAAAAAGAATCGAAGGCAATGTTTTTTTGCCCCCAATCCTTTTGATTAAACTACTCCCAATTTTGATTAAAACCTCCTGTAATAATATCTCACCGATTTTCCCTAAAGTTTTAAGGAAAAGTCTTTCTTTTTTTGGTTTGTCAATCATAAAACTATTCCTAAAGTGTTATAAATGTCTGTTATTTCTTCTTCATCTGGATAACAAGTTGACTCAGGACAACCGATTGCACTTGGAATAAACGCCGTCAAAGGTGTTGAATAATTACACAAAAGGTCTTTAATCCTTTTCTTCTTTACATCTAACCTTTGTAATAAAGTGTCTTGATAAAACTTTAAACCCTCAACCCCGACGTTCTGTCCATATTCATTATCTAAGGTATATAAACCATTTGAGCCAAGTTGCATAACCATGTAGGGCGAAGCTTCATATAATACGGCATTAGCGCAAAAGGATTTTAATTGTTTGTCCCAAATGTCCTGATAAGACGTTGATGTAAACGCGGTACTTGTTCCCTTGTTTGCCACCATTGAATCATATAAGGTTAAGCCAATGGCGGGAACAATCCAACGAAACTCAGCATCTTGAATATGTGGGCTAATAAGGCTTTTATCAAGTCTTATGTCAGCTGGTGTTGGACGTGCAACCCCTCCAGCTATTACTTCACTCGGTTGTATTAATTGGCTCATTGGTTGGGGTTGTTTGTTGTATTTCTACGGGTGCATACCCTAATATTTCTCTTTTTTCATTTAATGAAAGGTTTTCTTCCACCTTAATTTCACCCATGAAAGACACGGGCAAAGTGTTTGAAATGCTAAACGATACGTCGGTAAACGCTGAATTATAAAGCCCAATTTCTTTTAAGAACGGGTTAATAATCTTTGATAACAGAAGGTTTTGACGTGGCTTAATAACTGTATTTTGCAAGTATTCCATTTCTTGCCTTATCTGTTGGTTTGTTCCCAGTTGCCCCGATGTTGCAAAACCAGCTAAAGATTTTGACCAACGATTAGCGACGACAATCGCTGAGGCTGCAAGGTTTTGGAGGTTTAAAAATTCCCCTTCGCTTTCTTTTGAGGTGGGTATAAAATTTGCCTTTAATTTTTCATCTCGTAAAACTTGAACAAATAACTTGTGATTATTTCCCATTCCTGTAAACTTTGATTCAATGCCTTCAACAAGGCTTTTAGCCTCAACCGATGTCATTGACCCAAAGAATTGTAAAATACCTGAAGGCATAAAACCATTTTCAAATTTACTTGTATTAAATCTTTGAATTCTATATTCAATCTCCGCCCACATCTTAGCGCCTATCCACTCAGGTAAACCAAAGTAGAAATAACCAGCCGCGTATTGCTTAACATGAATAATTGAACGCTCCGTTCCGTCCTCTAATTTCTTAAACTCTGGATAAATTGGTATTTCTCTAAATCCTTCCTTTTCGTAATAAGTGCCCTCAGTCGTTAATGGTACTTCTTCCCAATTATCGTAAATGCCAACGGATCTTATTATCTGATCCGCTTCTGCTTTCCTGATTCCAATGTTATAAACGGGCACATGATAAATATAAGTGAATGGTTCATTACCAACCTTACCCCGTACAATTTCTGAAAAGCAATTTCCAAAAGCATCGTAATCAAAAGCCAACGAACCTAAAACCTCTTGTAAGTTTTGAGAATGCAGATTAACCTGCCTAATAACTTCTTCAATTTCATTTAAAGAATCGTCGGTTATTACTTCCCCTTTCATTGAGGTTGTAAGTAAAGTATTAGATTTACCTTTCATTGGGATAAAACCATCACCAACAACCATATTAACCTTGTCCTCAATGATTCGCCTAAGCGTTGGGGAATTGTTGACAATGGCTATTAGACTCTTTAAAAAGTCATCTTTCTGAGTAAAGAATCTAACCCATTTTGCGCCTGTAAAATCAAGTCTTTCACGTGACGGCTCATTAAAAATATCTTCCTTAACTAACATAGTGTTGGAAGTATCTAAAGTAACCGAAGCCAATAAAGGACTATTATTTCTTTTTAAATTTCTATTAGCCCTGTTCGGAACTGCTTGAATCGTCTTCTTTATTTGGCTCATAGGTTTTTTTCTCAGGCGTGAAAATGACGTGTTGGCTAACAGATGTGGGGTTGGCATTATACCAACCCCTTAATTCTGCTTGGGTAAAATTTCCGATAGCCTTTTTTAGTATTCCCGCTTTTCCCGTCGGGTCATTCCCGACGTAAATCATTAGCTTACTTTTTTCCCTGACTATCATATTTTATATTTTAATCAATTAGATTCATTACGCTTTCGCCGTTAACGATAAATCTTGCTTTATTAGTTGTACGGCAAGTTAACGTTAATGTCTCTTGATTACTATCAGTAAATAAAGCACCAGATAAACCTTCAGCGCTTGTAAGCCTTACTGGTCTCTTTTTTGCTCCGATAACCTCAGCACCCCATAACCAATAAAGCCCTGTATTTTCAACGTGGACACAAACCAAGCCGCAAGCCTGATTCGCCATGTCCTGAATAAGGTTTCTTAACTCTTGGTCACGGCAATTAATAATACCAACTAAACTTTGCTCAATCGCAACCGACAAAGTATCTGGGTCTTGAGTCACCGTTTCCGTGAATGAGCCTGAGTTTTCCCTAAATTCCACCTCGTAAAATACTGAGGCAGTTGATGACATTGTAATCGCTGTTACCGCTGCACTTGAATTAGCAGTAAAACCAGTAACTTGATTCGCATTAGCAATATAAAGTTTACCGATACCGCCAGCGCAAGTTCCATCGACACATTGATTAAGCCATCCGCTTGTTATTGCACTCATATTTATTTTAGATTAGTAGCCTACGCTGATTAATGAATGGTGAATATAATTTACACCCATCTTGAAACGAGCCTTAATATACACCTTTTCGTCTTTCTGGTCGTACCAAAGTTCTAAAGCCGTCTCAGGGCTTAAAACGTCTGTTGCAAGTACCTTGTTTTGTGGGGTTGTATATTCCACATAATGAGGCTTAGTTGTTCCAAGTGACGTTGCAATGTCATCCCAACGATACTGAGGAATAACGGTTACACCTCTAAAAGTGAATTGCTCAACCCCATTAATTAACTGAAGTAAACCGTAGTCACCGCCACCGCCGTTTTCAATATCTTCCCTTAGCTGAGAATAAACGCTTTGGGTTACATTAAACACCTTTTGGTTAGCTGGTAATCCTTTTAACTGTAAAGGCGCTTGGTCGTATACTGAACGAAGAATTGCAAAGCCATCACCAGACGCAAGGTCTGTACCTGAGCCTGTGTTAGTTCTTGGAATTAAATCGTCTGCAACTAACTTAGGATAATAAACTGTCCAAAATCCGTCTAAAGAATCATAATTAGGGTTGTTGGAAGCCTGTGAACCAAAATAAGACAAACGGGTAATGTCATTTCTTATCGCCTGTTGCGTACGGGTTAATAAGATATTTTCAATCAATGTTCCCGAAACATCTGGAAGCCTTGTACCCGTTTTCAATAACTCCTCAAAAACTGTGTCTTCAAATTCGTCCCAGCACATTTCAAGGTCAACCTTCATTTTTTCAACGTCGATTGTACGTTGATAAATGTCAACCGAACCAACGGGATTAAATCCGCAACCAGAATATTTTCTTACGATATTTTCAAGGTCTTGAACGAATACCATTTTCTTTTTATTGGCGACGTTTCCAAGTACACGGAATTGTCCGCGTAAATCGTCATCAAAAAAGACTGGCTCTAAAAATATATTATTTGCCTCCGTACCTCTAAAGGATACGTCAAGTTGGCTTATTTCAACTGATGCCATTTGTTTTTAATTTTAAAGGTTTGCGTAAGTAATCGTAGCTGTTGTATTTGTCAACTGTGCTGCCGATTCAATAATATATGAAAACTCTGTTTTTTCTACAGCCTTAGCAGTTGCAAAGAAAACCTTCCAATCATTTGCGTGATTTAACGCGGTTGTTGAAATGTTAAATGCTGCCGAAGGCGCTGATGAAACAAAACTACCGTATGCTTCATGACCACTTTCGTCAATCAAATTAAACTTATAATAATTTGAAGCGCTTGTCACTCCGTAAATCGGTGTAACTGTAAATCTGTCACCTCCTGAGGCAATATGCCAAGTAAAGGATACAGGAATACGGTCTTCAAATGTATTAACCCCATACAATTTTTCAGCATTTATGCCGTTAACATTGGCGTAAGGGTTAGTACGATTAAGGCTATTTTGTCCGACGTATGTGTTGGAATCAAGAAAGCCATTTACGTTCTGAGCGGTTGGATTGAATGCCATTATCTTTGTGAAATTTTAGATTTAACTAATGATGCAAAAGAATCAAAAGGACTCAATTTTGCTTTTGTTTCCTGAACCTTTTCATGTTGTGAGCCTCCTGAGGGAAGTCCAACGCCTTTTTTAACTTGTGCCCTAAGTGCAACCAGTTCATTTCCCAATGTTTCCAGAACCGTCTCAATTTCATTAATCGAGTTCTTTTGTTCATCAGACTTTTTGTACATTGATTGCATTTCTTCTTGTTGCTTAGTATGGATTGCGTCCATTTCCTCAGGTGACAATACAAAGTAACCTAAATCTTTAAGCATAGTAATAGCAACGTCGACATCATCGTTTTTAGGTTCTGCTGGCATTACTCCAGGGTCTTGCATAACATCTTGGACTTTATCTTCAGTACTGTTAAGCAAATTTTTAATTTTTTCTAAAATGGAATTACCCATGTCATCTTCTTTTTTGTTGGTTATTAATAATGCAGCTGGGACATTTAGAAATTTGCTTAGGCTATTTTGCAACGGTAATAAATCAATATTTTTTTCGCCAACTTTTACAATTTCATCAATGAAACCAAACTCTAATGCTTCTTGTGCGGTCATCCATGTTTCAGCCGCCATCATTTTTGTGATATTTTCTTTAAGGTTATTCTGGTATCCTTTACGCTTATAAACCGATGCGGTATAAATGTCCAATAACTTTGCTTCCATCTTATCCAATAATTCAGCCGTTGCCTCAAGTTCGTCGGCGTTACCCATCGTATAACTCCAAGGTCTATGAATCATTAAAAAAGCGTTCTCAGTCATTTTCACTATATCCGCCGACAAAAGTACAACCGTTGCAATGCTTGCTACCAAGCCGATTCCTGTTGCCGTTGTTTCATTTGGGTAGTTGGCAATTAAATCAGCGATTCCCATTCCTTCGGTGACTGAACCACCACCAGACGAAATAACCAAGTTAATTTCCTCACCCTTTGCGTCATTAATTTTACTTCTTACCGAATTATAAGAATTAACAGATTCCGAAATTTCCCCTAAAATATCAATATTAAATTTTGCCATCGCTTTGCTTTCCTTTTCCCTTTCAATCTTTTTAAACTTTGCCTCAGCCCAAACCTTCATCGCACTTCCACCCCAGGCATCATACATGATTGAGCCGCATATTTCATTCCCATCTTCGTCAAAATATTTGCCCTGGTCATACGTTTCCGCGCGTGAAAGAAAACTGTATGTTCTTTGTACAGTATCTTCACTTAAGCCTTCGCCGTTTGCGATTTGGTTTGCTCTTAACCAGCCTACACGCGTTCCACATGAAGAGCCATTGTCCTTCTTATGATTTAACGCCTTCCTTGCGTTATTTTTTGCCGTGTCTGGATAATCAGCGTAAGTCATAAGGTAAATTTATTTATTATTATTTTTCTTATTCCTTTTTTTGCTGATTGCATAGCCAAACGACTCAGGGTGTTGAATCATGTTATATACCGTTTTCTCGCTTAATCCAGTTCGAATGCTAATATCTAAAATAGCATTCATCTTGCTTTCATTTTCAAATAAGGAAGCTGGATACAATTCCATAACCATAAATTTAGCAATGGTTAAATCTTTGATAACATTGGTTTGATATAAGAAGTCAATAAGGGTATAAAAGTCTGGTGTTATATTATCCTTATCGCACAATGCTTTGAATTTTTCTAAGATGCTTTCTTGAAATTCAATTAATAATTCCTTATCAATGTTATTTTTCTCATTGTTCATCGCGCCAAAATTGTACTATTTGCCTCATTTTTCCAACTACCTTTGTTCTGCACGCTGGGCAATTTCTTCGCTCAGGCTCATAGTTGTTTACAAAATTATTGTAAATCTGGAATAAATAATCCATATCCGACGGGTCAATGGATAAAACCCTGTAAGTTCTGTCAACTGTTGCCATGACTTGCTCCTTATATTCCTGAGGTATGCGAATTGCAAGTTCCCCCCAAATTGAATTTCCTTTCATACAATTACACATTTATAAAGTTGCTTTTACTTTTAGTTTATTCCCCTCAGCCAAATCCCTTGCAATGTCATCCGAAACTACATAAGCCTGAAGCCTATCAATGCGATTATTAATTGCATCCGTCTTTGCCTCAATAACTTGTAAAAAGTTGCTTAAATCATTGTTGCCTGATATACCTTGTATTGGTGCAGAAATCGGAGGAACCATGCCACCCTCCGCAAAACCTTTTATACCAATCTTTCTAAACGTCGGAGATCCGCCTAATAAACTTTGCTGCCTTTGATTTAATACAACCTCACCGCGTTTAACATAAGCAAGGACGTTGTCACCGTTTGACCGTGTTGGAATATTTTGTTTTTGATTGACCCTTTGCCCTGTTACGACGCCACCTTCGGCAAGGGGTTGGGCGGCTATCGTTGCAATTTGTGCGGCTGATGCTATTGCCGTAGGAATGGCAAGTAAAAATGAACCTTGAGCCAATGCTTTTTGAAAAGCCAAAGCGCCTTGAATGATTGCTTGAATTAATGCAATCTTCTTTTCATCTTTTGCTGCTTTTATTCTAAGGGCTTCAGCTTCGGCTTGTTGTTGCTCAAGTAATAACTTTTGATTTGCTATATCCTTTTCAATCCTTTTCTTTCTTAACCCCGATGCCTTTTCAGCCTTTGCTTCAAGTTCTGCAATATTGTTTTCCGTGTTGGTTATCTGTTCGTTTATAGCCTCGGCTTCCTTTTGCGCCCTTGCCTGTTGGAAGGTAGAAATTATATCGGTCACCGAAAGAATAGAATCGCTAATTGAATTAATTAATTCTTGAGTATTTGCTTTTTTATCTTCTAACTTTTTTTTGTCAATTTCTTTTAATTTTTCAGCCGCCTCTTCTTCATTTTTAATATTTTCTTGATTTGCTTTTTCAATGTCATCAAAATTCTTTCGGTAAACATTGACCTCCTCTTTTGATAAAGCTTGTTTGCTTTTATTAAAATTAGCTTCGGCATTTTGTCTTTCAACAATCAAGTTTTCAGCCTCTTTACTTCCAGTCTTTTCAAGGGCTAATAAAGCATTTATTCTTTGAACCTCTGCATTATAATCCTCATCTAAAATAACACGGCGATTGTTAATGTTTTCAATCTCATCTTCAGTTGTGGTTTGCTTTGAACGTGCAAGGTTAATGACAGACTGAGCAACTTTAAAATTTTGGTTAATTTCATCAATGGCAATCCTTTTCTTTTCTTCGTCTGACTTACCAAGTATTTCGTTCTGGGCATCAACCGCCGTTTTAATCTGGGCGTTGACCTCGTTTAATTTTACCGCCAATTCCTTTTGAGTTCCAGAACCAACCACGGCTTCGCCAAATGCCTTTTGTAATTTACTTTGTTCTTCCTGTAATTTTGCCAATGAGCCATCAACAAAGGACTTTGCAAGTTTTTCCCCAGTTTTTTTGCCCGTTGTAGTTACTATTGGGTCAGGTTTAAATTTTTCTAATTCGGATTCAATGCCTTTTATTTCTTCGCCTAATCTTTTATAATCAGCGCTACCAAACAATGTTATTTTTCTTGCATTTCTTTTTTCAGCTAATTTTTGCTCTAAACCCGATTGAGTTCCTAAAAGTGCTTTTGCAAGTGAAGCTTGTCTTTTCTTTTCTTCTTCTTCTGTTTTTTTATTTATAAGTTCTATTTCTTTATTACCATTTTTTATTTCACTATTAAATACTTTAAAAAATGATAAAACAGACCCCTCAGGTTTTGTAAATTCGGCAAATGCTTTTTTATAAGCGCTTAATCGATTTGGTACTTGTTCAAAATATCTTAAAACATTTGATAAAACATTATTTAAAAATATCTTTCCTTTTGCAGTTGCAATTTCAAATTCAACACCAGTATTTGCAAGTATTTCATTATACCCCTTTTCACTTTCCTCAAGTTGTTTATTAACGTTATATAATTCTTCTTGTTGCTTTTGATATAGTGTTGTTGATAATGTGACATCTTCTGTACTTTTTAAAACTTCACCTAATGTAAAAATATAATCAACACCAACATCTTCGCCTCCAGATTTAAAAACATCTGCAATTACAGTTTGCAGTTGAGTGCCAGCAACTCCAGTTTCTTTTAATTTTTCTGTTATTAAACTGAAAGCTTGCCCAGATGTAACCGAACCATTATTTATATTAGCAAAAAGTTGATTTGTAAACTGTTCGCCAAAAGCCCCAATTAAAGCATCTTTTGAACTTTTTGTTTGCTCCCTAATTGATTCACCAAAAAATTTAACAATATCTAAACCTTTATTTGAAAATATCCCTTCGTTTGCCGCAGAAATAGAAACTCTTAAAAAATCTTCTGCACTTAATCCAGCGTCTCTAAATTGAACTGAAAATTCTTTTAAATTATCTAAATATTGACCTTGAGCGTCTGCGCCTTTTCGAAAACCAATTTCAATTAAATCAAGTGCTTGAGGAAAAGATAAACCTAAAGCCTTGCTTGCACTATTTGCAGCTATTACAATTTCGTCAACATCTTTTTTATATGTGTTTGCTATCGCTTTACTTTGCGCAACCGTATTTTGTAAAGCGTCACCAGTTAACTCAGTAAAATTTTGAACCTGAGCCGATAAGCGTCTTGTTTCTTCTACTCCAACGCTGATGCTTTGAAATATTTCGCTTATGGCACTAAATGCAGTTAAGGCAATGCCAATAGCACCTAAACCAATATTTAAAGCACCTGTCGTTTTGCCAAGTTGAGTAATTCCCATTGACATTCCACCAATAGCGCCTGTAACCTGTCCTAATGTTCCGCTTAACTTAGGAAAAAAGTTTGATAACGCCTCGGTATAACCACCGACATTCCTTTGGAATTGCCCTACGGTTGCGTCTATACCCTTTAATCTTTTGTCTAAAGCCCCGATTGATACTAATAAATCCTTTGCCTCCTGAGTGTTATCCTGTTGAGCGGCTGCTAAATCTTTGTATCTTTTTCTTTGGTCATTTAATTCCTTTGATAAACGTCGATATGCCCCTTCGCTTTTATCGATGCCCGCTATCTCTTCTTTCCTTAACTTAACTTGTTCCCTTGTAACATCGTTAACCAATGATTGAGCCGCTTTTAAATCGACTAACTTTTTTTCAAGTTTCTTAATTTCGTCAACGTCTGCGGTCTTTTTTAACTCGGCGTTTAACTCAGCTATCTGCCTTTTTAGTTGTGTTGCCGTTTCAATCGTTCCCGCTAAACCTTCTATCTGAATTTTAAAACCAATTACCTTTTCAGCCATTATATTTTTATTTTATTAATGACATCCTTCAAGTATGCCATATTAATAATATATTCATCGTTTTGTAAAACACCGCGTACCAAATTTAAATGAATTATGGAAGCCTTTTGAGCAAGATAAAACACGCGCCCTGTTTCCTCGATTTCATCATCAAGAATAAAGGTTGAATAAAATTCAAGAAATACCTTTTTGCCCAATGCTTCTTTGTCTTCCATTATCCTTTTGTTACACCGTTTACAACTACCTCATAATTTGCCCCGTCATAATGGGTATCTACATTTATACCAATGGTTGAGCCACTAATTATATATTGTACCGTTGGTATTAACTTTTGTCCGTTCATAAATACAAGTACATTTGCATTCGTGTTGCTTACCTGAGTGATACCAGAATTAGGCGCAAGCACCAAAACGTTTGTCATTGAATTTAAGAACGGAGTGTAAGATAATTGGATATTCACCGTTGCCCCATTTGCACCTACTAAGCCGCTACCTGAGCCTGTTACCGTTCCACTTTGAGGCGAAGCCCCAGCAAGTGTAATCGTATTGACAACTTTTGTTAAATCATTTGTATTTGGTTTTTCATCGTAAAGCAAAACCGTTTTCGCTGGACTATTGGATTTTGGATTGTATTCCAAACTTTGTATAATAAAGTTCGATGAACCAATGATTCCTTTGCGCCTAAATGAAAGTTGCGTTATATCTTTTGGTTTCCATTTGGCAAATGTCGTGTAAACTTTACCAAGTTCAATGCGCTTGTAAGTTTGTAAATGAAAGGTTTTAAAAACGCCTTGCATTACGTTCGTATAATTAGTAACCTCGTCCGAAAAGGATAGGTTAAAATCCGCACCGCTTGGGTCATTGTAATTTACCATGAAGGCGGCTGGAAAATCAAAAGCCGAAGCCGCTGAAGTTGTTTCGTCGAACAATCTTATTTTACCATCTAAGCCCGCACGCCTTCCAGCGTAATAAAGCAAACGAGGTGCAAGGTTATAATTTGGTTCGGCGTCCGTCACCGTATTATAATCATCACCAAATACTAAAGGCATTTGTGCCCCGTATGTTCCTCCCGTGGTAATAGTAACGTCGTTTATATGGATTGCTTTGGCAAAGAAATTTGTATATATAAATTCAATACCATTTTCAAATCTGTCAGTTGGGAAATTGTAGCCTCCTGAATAAATATTTACCCCGCGTCTTTCTTCTTCCTTGTTTGTCGTATCGTCGTCCGTGGCGTATGCCAAAACCTGACTTGATTTATAACCGTCTAAAACTTGAAAGTCTGAGCCATCAACGTCGCGGACATTTAAATCATACTTGTTTGAGGCTTTAAAGAAGCCGTCAAAACTTGTAATGCTTGCCGCTCCCGTGCTATTTGCCCGATACCTGATTGTATAATCGTCCTTTGGGTAGGCGTAAACCTGTCGATTTAATACGTCTGTCTCCCATGCAAGATTAAAAATGGTTGTAAGGTCTGCTATTATATCCCTTGCATACCATGAAATAGGGATAATATATTGCAAGTTTACAATTTCACCCGTTTCCAATCCCTCTTTTTCTGCCACAATTGACAAAGAACCAGCAATAGAAAGGTTAAAAGATACATTTTCATATCTTAATCTAAGTTTTACGGTATCATTTGCAACCAAATCACCCAGAAATTCAAGTGAAATTGAATCATTTAAGGATGTTTCATTCGTTAAATCATAGGTTGAAACGTTGTTTCCATTAACTTCAAAGAACAAAATAAGCTCCGCAAATTGGTTTATATCTCCAATAGTAGCCGTTAACGTTACATTTAACTCAGCTATTAACTCGTATAAAGCATTTATCGGGACAGTGTAAGTTCCCCCAGTATAATTTCCCCCTGTATCAAAGTTTGGTGAAGTTGTTTCGTCTGTAAATGTAATGTCAACCGTTCCATTTTCTCCCGCTGACTTGGTAAAGGTTGAAGGCGAAGGGTTGGAAGCCCTGAGATTTACAAAGTCTTTTATATAATCCGCATCAAGGTTAAGACCCATTGGAATAATCAAACGATTAAACGGGTCTGTCTTAAAAATACTGTTTAATTGATAACCTTTGTCTTTAAAAGCCTTTTCCAATATCTGCCAAATAAAAATAGCTGGGGTTAACTCATTGTATAAAATATAGGTTTCGTTTTCCCATGCCTTCCACTTCATTAAAATAAAACAATACTCAGCCGTAACAGGGTTGTAATTTGCCTTAACCGTTGTTTCGCTTACCTCGATTGTTGACCAACCTAAATCCCTTACTAAAATATTTCCCACGTCTGCAAACCAATCGGCATTGTTTCCAATCAATGATACTTTAAAATTGGCTGCAACAAAACCAGAATTAATCGCTTGTAAATCTGCACCCTCTAACCTTGCTTTTCCTGTTAGTATTGGCACACCATCGACTTCAAGTCTTGCTGACAATAACTTGTAAGCATTGGTTACAATTGCACCAGCATCGGTTATGTTTTGAAATATATTTACGTTTGTCTTTGTTGCTGGAAGAGTCACATTTCTTTTAGAATGCGCACCCGATATATTGCCTAATTCAATATTCTCAATCGAATAATCAATTGTTACATTGACCTCATTTTGGTTTAAATCTACTTCTTGACCGCCTATAAATAATTTTATCATAACTGGGCGGTTGGTTTATTTGGATAGGTAATTTCAAAAGATAACTCAATGTCTGTTGTCCTATTGTTGTCCGTCAATGTTTCAGCGTTTGAAATAGTTACATTGACATATTTACCATTCTCAATGACGTAAACCTCAGGGGAATAAAACATTGAGGCAATGTAAACCGCGTCCTCATGCGGAATACTGCATTTAACTTGCTTTCTTTTGTTTACCCTTTGATTTGTCTTTATAATTGTTTTATCATAACTGTTTGCGCGTGGATTAGTTACTACACTCCACGGCTGCGATATGTTTATTATATCCGCATTGGCGTTTTGTAAGTCTTGAATCAAGCCGCGAAATTGATAACTTTCTGCACCTCCATATTTACCGAACCAAAATAAGTCAATGTTATTATTGCAATTTGGCTCAAGGAAAATCTCAATGCTTTCTGAACGCTGCGTATAACTTCCATCGTAATAACCAACGGAAACCGAATAAAAATTGTACGCACTTGACGAGGCTGGGAAATTACCCATGTGAAAGACTGCGGTACTTCCAAAGATGTTAGCCGCACCAACGGACAAAGAATATAAGTCATTGTTAGCTGAGGAAACAACAAAGTCAACAATCGTCTCCGCGCTTGACCCTGACTTAGTATAAAATTGAAACCTTCCAGCGTTTACCCCTTTGCCAACAAATGAAAGAAATATATTCCCATCCTCATTGCATCGCCTGTCTTGGTTATTTGTGGTAAGGAATTTAAAAGGATTTGCCGACGGTTGATAAAAGTCGCTTAGATTAAAGTCGTTATCGTCCCCGTAAAACTGTGAAGGAATAACAAAACCCGTGGAACTAAATTGACTTGCCGTTGATGTAACAAGGAAACCCGCACTACTTACCGTTTGGTTCTTTGATACGCAATAGACTGACTTTATAACATCCGTGTTATTTGTCAAGGAATAAGTATCAAGCGTTCCAAAGAAACTTGTCTTTGACCCCGTTAATGGCGCAACGTCGGAGTAAAGGAAGCTTTGGATATTGGTATCAAATACCGCGCTGCTTCCACTTGTTCCCGTCTGAGCCGCTAAGAAAGACCCTGCAAGGCTGCCACCAACGTAAACATCGATTTGTTGCTGAACCACCGCTGAAGGCTCAATGCTGCGATAAGATACAGGATAAAGAAGGCTTGATAATGTGTCTGGGTTTATCGTGTAACTCATCTGTTTAATATTGATTTGTAATAACTTTCAATCGTTGCCTCAACGCTAAAGGTAATGGCATTCTCGATTAACTCAATGAACTTTGGACTATTTTTGTCCAATGCTATTTCTATAAAGCCCGTTCTTCTTCCCGTCTTTGAATGCTTGATAACACTATTCTTTGTTGGCATTCCTTCTAATTTATGCTTTGATGCAATCGCAAAAGCAATACCCTTAGCCTCTTTGTCGCTTTTCCCCATTCGCCTTTTGACGTAATCAATTAAGCCGTCAATGTACTTACTTGTTTTTCTTCCGCTGTTTGGGTAATATGGTATCTTGTTTGAGGGCACACCTTCATTATTTATCGCCATGTAATCAGGAACAAGCCCCTCAATGACAAGCGTATTAATTTCAAACTTTACAAGGGTTTCCATTTGCTTGACGGCTGAACCTGATAACTCATGACCCTGTGCCCGCCATTCATTGGCAACCACGGTAATCGCTAAAAGGCTAATGTCATCCGCTAACTTTTGTAAACTTGCATCCATAGGAATAAATAAGGTAACCCCGAAGGGCTACCGTGTTTTTAATCTATTCTAATTGTAAGCTGAGAAGCATTAAATTTAACTTCATCACCAATAGCTATTGATTTCCCAGTTCCTAAAGCACCGTAAAACAATAAATTACCAGATGTGGAATTGTCAAAAATACCAAAATTATCGGCACTTGTAGCACTTGAAGCCGCCGTTACAATAGTAATTGCAGCCGTGTTGGAAATAGTTGCCGTTGCTCCCGTGGTTGTCGTCCAACCGCCAGCGTTTACGGCAATACGAGAATACAAGCCCGTACCACCAAGACCCGTTTCGGTTGGCGACCCGTTAAACAATTGCACCCATGTAGCCGAAGGCTGAGTTGGGAACGCACCGCCGTTGACCCAGTCGAGAATCTCGTTCTCTAAATAATTTGAAAATGCACTCATTTATAAAGTTTTTAACGTTAAAAATTTATTTCTTCCCAGTTGCCTATTTCCTCATTCCATCTGTACATTTTGCCATCATTTGGATAAGGTATAGGTGATTGCCAAAGGCAATTTTGTTCGTTCAATGTCCAAGAAGGAAAATGTTTTGGTGGGATAAAAGCATCCCTTATGCTATCGTAATAATAACCTATTCCAGCATAGTTTTTTCTAAATGCCTTGCTTTGGTCTTGGCTTGGCGTGTTGTTGTCGGCTTGGTAATGAATGCCGCCACGGGTGTTGTAAGAAGTGCGTTTAGCAACGCAATTAAACATTAAACCATAATGTTTTTCGGTATCGTTACCATTAAATGTACATACTTCATCTGCACCACTTATAACAGATGTAACAAAATTTTCATTATTTAAAAGTGCGTAATGTGCCATATTATGAGAATGTAACTGTTCCAGAATTTCTAATTTCTCTAATACTAAATGTGCCATCGGTATAACTTACTGCATCTGTTTGCGCACCACCAGCCAATGTAATAGTAGCTGAACTTGTTAACCATCTAATTATAAATACTCCTTTACCACCTTTACCACCAGCTACATTCACTGTAAATGCATATCCTCCGCTACCGCCTCCTCCTAAATAGTCAGTACCATTATTTCCAATACCATCTTGAGTATTAGGACTTGAAGCACCACCTCCTAAACCACCTAATCCGCCAGTTGTTGTATTATTACCACCACCACCACCACCTCCAGCGTAATAAGGTGTAGGTAAAACTCCTGTAATTGTATTTTGTAATCCATTGCCGCCATTACCTCTACTTACTGCACCTACACCAGCAGTTCCAACTGCACCAGCACCACCACCTCCACCACCTTCATCATTAGTTGAACCATTACCACCATTATTTCCTTGTCCGCTTGTTGCTATTCCACCAGATTTAACAGTTGATGTACTTGTACCACATCCACCTCCACCTGAACCACCATTACCTCCAGCACCAGTTGTTCCAGCACCACCACCACCACCACCAACAGCAGCTGTTCCTAATGCACTAAACGATGAATTAGTACCGATTTGTCCATTTGCTTCAGCAACACCAGCCGTTCCACCACCACCAACAACTATGTTATATGTAGTATTTTTGTTAATACTTAAACCCGTTCCAGTCAAATAACCGCCAGCACCACCAGCACCACCGCCACCATTTGGTGCATTACCAGTTCCAGCAGCACCACCGCCACCAGCGACTACAAGGTAATCAACTGTTACAGTTGTAGCAGCCACATACAACGTCGCATTCGTCACCGTTGCCGCTCCCGTTACACTTGCCGATACATTGTCAGCCGTTGTTATTGTTGCAGTTGTTGTTCCTTGACCCGTTATACTTGCCGACATTGTTGCCGCTCTAAATAAATCAGCGTTTACCACCTTTGCCGTTGCCTCGATACTCGCGTTAAACGTAATACCAAAATTAGCTTCCGCGGAACTATTCGCCGTTGCCGTGGCTTGTGCAGTTATAATCCTTGTAATCTGAGCCTCCGAACTTGTTTGAGCCGTTGCCGTGGCTTGTGCAGTTACAGGGATAGTAATCTGTGCTTCGGCTGAAGTTGTAACTGAGGTATCAACTGAACTTGATAAAGATATTACCCTTTGGATATTTCCATCGCTAACCCCTGAACCAATGACAGATGCGAATAATAACTTGCTTAAGATTATTTGGCTTTGGGTAGTTGCTTGACCGATGCTTATCGCCTCTAATGTTCTTATAACGAAGAGTAACCCAGTTACCGCCCCTGTTCCTGTTACGTTTGCTTCGCATTGTACTATTCCCTTAGTTGTTACATCTAAATTCGCATTTACATTTGCCGTGCCCGTTGCTGAACCCGTGTTAAATATAGTCAGGTTTATGTTCCCAGATACTTGACCCGTGGCGTTTAATTCACCAATGATATTAATCGCCCTTTGGACTTCTGCCTGAGCCGTTGCCGTTGCTATTGTAGTTGCAGATACATTTTTGACCCTAACAATGTCACCCGATGCCAATGCAAAAGCGGTGACCGATGCGTCAACCTCAATTATATTTTGCTGCCCTGTTACTATGAAACCCGTTGCCGTGGCTTTGCATTCAACAAAAGCCGATACAGAAGTTTTAAGAAATATATTTGCCTGACTTGTTCCTGTTGCAATAGCATTACCAACCACTTCGATAATCCTTTGAACCTTAACTTCGCAATTAGTTGGAACTACTAAATTAAAATTTATTTGAACGGTCACTAACCTTTGAATGCCAACAAAGGAATCAAAAGTAAATTGAGGCGCTTCAGGAATAAATAAATAATTTGGTAATATTGACTGTTTAATAAGATTTAAACGCTGAATAAAAGCCGTTGCATATTGTTGCAACGCTGCCCACTTATCTATCTGTAAAGTGAGATCCGAATCGCCTTCGTTATCATAGCCTAATAAATCATCAAAGAATAATGTTACTTGATACGTGTCCTGTTTCCTTGTTTGGTCTGACCCTGTAATTGTTGGCACGGAAAAGAATACTCGTGGGAATGCGTTTAACTCCTGAAAATCTTCTGTGTTTCCTTGTCGTACACGGTCTGAAGCCCAGCCAAAATTGTAGCTTTTTATCGCCTCAATGTCACCCGCGGTGTCTTTAAAAACGTCACTTATCTCCCGTATATTCATTATTTCTTTTGCTTTGATAGGTCTTCAATAACCTTTTCTTCTGCGGCTTTGCTTGCAAGATATTGGA